ATAGAATCTTGATTACTATCAAACGCATACATTTTGTTGTAATACGGATTGAATGCAAATCCACATACAGCATCGGTTGCTGAAATAGACGATACTCCAGATTGTACGCTTACTGCAGATACATTTGGAACATTAAGCACTTGTAGAGTTCCATCAGATAGTACACCTAGGTTTCTATAGTAATCAATATTAGAATCAGCAACTGGAGTATTAACTAAATTGATTTTGTTTATCTTGCCTGTAAAAGGATTGGATATATAAGCATCTGAGTATATTGGATAACCTTTAGGAAATCTATATTGTTGAGATGAACTTAATTGTACACTTTCAGAATCAATAGAATATGTTAGAGCAGAGATAGCAACTTTCTCATTTGCAGAAACTGTTGGTGTTACAGTAGTAAATACGTAACCGTTTATTGGATTGTTTTGTGAATCAGTTGATTGAAAGTATAATTGAGATCCATCAGCTACTATACAATCACCTTCTGTAACAGTTCCACTTTCTGATGAAAGAGACAAATACAATGGATACAAACTTCCGTTTGCATTCGTATATGGATATTCAAGCACGTCAGCAGTCAAAGCTGTAGCGTAGGTAAAGTTGTAAGCTTCTTTCGAATCAAAATATGTTGTAACCATAACTGGTATAGGAACACCAGTCCATTTTTGAGGATAAATATCGTTTATGAAGTTTTCAGTAACTTTTAATGAAGTAGGCAAATAGGGATTAACTCTCCACAAAGCTGCTACTTTTGCTCCACTATTGTTTGCATAACTAGGATAAGGATAGCGAACGGATTCAGGAGGATATACGAAGTCAGAAGCATCTATACTTGCTATGACAAGAATAGGAGATGAGTTTACATCAGTCGAAACACTATCTACATAATAAAAAGAAATTGAACCAGTTACTGCAACAACTCTGCTAGTTCCGTTTACGTCTTTAGCATATATTGGAGCAGTTTTAACAGGTATTGTATTACCGATACTTCCATCATCTGCATTCACGAAATGCCACGTTGGAGCAATAAATCTCCATTTATCAGCCACCGACAAAAGTGGAGTTGAAGGAGAATTTAAAGCTTGTAGAGTAATGTTAATTGGTTGCTGTATTTCAGTAGATGTTAAACTTACAACAAACGGAGTTCCAAATTGTCGTCCAGGCGCTCCAAAATTGTTTGGAAGCTGTATCATTTTTATGTTGTTTTGATACAAATAGTCAACAGTTATGCTGTCTTTTGCAGTCAGTGGTGGAGTACCATTAGAAAGCCAACCTGACACTGATACTGTATATGTTCCAGGATAGTTGTATATTTTTGTTATTTGTTGATTATTATACTGAACCGTGCCATCTCCAAGATCCCAAGCAAACTTAACAAACGAAACGTTATTAGCTGTTAGTGTAGCATATGATAAATTTGCAAAAGCGGGACTGGTTATAAGAGAAGTTGGTAAAGCACTTAACTGTTTAAACGTCAGAGTAAACGAATCCGAAAATACATGACCCGTTGTCTTTGGCGAAATTGTAAAAACAGAATTCGACATACAGGCGTTATGAAGTTACAACAGTAAGACTGTTTATGATATTTGCTAAGTTGTTAAAATAAAACACATCAAACATATTCATTTGAGTTGTGTTTGTTATATGTTTGATATCTAAATCGGGATATGTTGGATTCCACATAAACAACGAAAGACCATCGTACGCAACACCACTTCCTAATGTCTTTACTGTTCTTAGTTTATGAACACCATCAACAGAAAGAATAGCTGTGTGAAGATTGTTGTAATCAAACATATTTCCTATTTGGGCATTTGATAAATTAAAAAACGAATTGAATATATTTTGAACTTCGTTGACAATTGAACTATCAGATCTGCTTGTTGCATTGTTTCTAACAATTTGTAACGCAAAATATTGAGAGTTAATTGATTTTATTGTTCCATCTGCTTCTGGAACTCCAAAGCCTACTGCTTTGTACACTGGATCTAAGAATGTGATTTCAGTCGATACGGTTTTTAAAGCATTTATATCTGTAAGAATTAGTTCTTTCTGAGCTGGCAACAGATATTTTAACGACGTTCCATAAGAGGCTTTAGGTAATGCACAAATATACAAATTGTTGAAATTGCACGCATTAGCATAAAGTACTTGATTAAGCAAAATTTGTTTAAACCCAGAAGCTTGAGCTTGTATATCGTTAAAGTATTTTAGATATTTTCCTGTATAGTCCCAATTATTTAAAATAGCAACATCAGTAATAAAGTTTGCAAAATTAGTTGCAATGAAGTTTTTATAATCACTTTGTGTAACTAAGCGATATTGACTCTTAAAGTTTGATGGAGCATTGTTTCTAATGCTATCAATAGATTCTGGAGCTACTGGAAGAGTAGCTCCAGCTGCATTATCAAATGCCATGCTGTTAAACTGGCTTTGAGATATAACATTGTATTGTTCAGCACTAGTGACTGCAGGCCAGATTTGTGCAAAAGTATTGGTGTTATAAATTACAGGAGCAGGCTTTGTGGTGCTAAGAGTATTAGGTCCAACAACTCCAGATGTACCAGATCCTTGAAGAGCATATATAGAAACAAGATCTCCCGCTTGTAATTGTCTGCCATTTATACCATCTCCAAAAGTAAATTCATACGTTCCACTTTGGTTTAATCTTTTTTCGTATGAACGAGCATATGCTGTTTCTGTATACAAATTAGGTACGTTTGAATATTCATACCACGTACCTGAAGTTTTTTCATAAACGTACACATCAATATTAAAATGATCAACGTTAGTGTTTGTTACATTTAGAGTAACAACTTCGTGTAAATCTCCAACAGCTGTATACAAAGGATTTTCTCTGTATATACCTTGATACAACAAAGTAGTATTTGATAGACCAGATAAAGCCGTCACAATATTGTTTGTGAGAATATTAAAAGAAATATCTTGATTAAACGAATAGGCAACAGAACCGATATTTAAATACGAATATCTTGGAATAGTATAAGAACCTGGAAGAAACGAATTTCCTTTTCCTAATGCAGATGCTTGAAACGTAAGAGTAGAAGTTTGATATCCAATTGGCTTATAATCAAGAATCTTTACAATTCTGTTGATGTTTTCATATAATTGAGCTTCACTGAAAGTAGACTCAGTACTCGTTTTGTTTAAATAATACAACAAACTATTATAAGCAAAAGATACAATATCGATAACAGAAGCTAAGTTCGAACCGATATAATTTTGATCTGTGAACAATCCTTTTGTGTTTAAGCGATCTATAATCAGATTGCGTAATGCAATTGCATCAAAAGCTGCATAGCTATTTGGAGCTAATGGATATATGTTTTGGGCCGGAGGATTGTTGCTCATTATTGTGTGATTGGAGTACTAAGAAAAACGAATGATTGAGTTTTGATATCTAAAATGGTATTTATTGTTGTCGTGGAGTTAAAGATAGGGATTTGAACAATAATAGTTATGTTGTAAGTGTTGTTATCAGTGTCAGGAATCACTTGTACATTGAGTAAATTAACTCTAGTTTCAAAATTATCAATTGAAGATACAATCAAATCTCCAATAAGCTGAGCGTTAAAAGATGTAATTGGTTGAAATAAAAATTGTGTTAGATCCAAACCATACAAAGGAAATAAAAATCTCTGTCCAGGTTTTGTTGTTAAAAGGTTTCTGAGTGAGTTAAAAATAGCACTTTCGTCGTAATCCACTTTAATGTCATTTCTTTGTACTCTGTACCCAAGAGTTGTATCGTAACGACTATCTCTATCAAAATCCATATGCAAGTCTTGATATACAAACGGAAGATCGTTTCCATACTGTTGAGCTAACTGTTGGAGATTTGGTAACTTGATTGCCACAAAATTACTTATTACACGGAAGTCTAAAGTCGAAAGTTTATGACTTTATAGATAAGTAAAATCAATGAGTAAATTTGATATACTTTTGGAAAAAGAATTGGAAAGGTTCCAACTTGGCGGAATAATCGTTGGCGATAGAGTTCGTTTTAAAGATGACGCTCTGAAGCACGACTATATCAAGAACAGAGGAAATTCATACATCGAAATTATTAAAGCATGTATGCATCCTACCTTTGATCTTAACCTTAGAGTAGGAGCTGTTAAGAGCATTTATCCAACAACTACACAGAACTACGTAGGTGGTTCTGAAGCACCAGATGGTGTGTTTTTAGATATCTACATCGAATACGCTCCTGGCTTATATCGCAATCCTATGACTGTTCCTATTGAAGTCATTGATATGATTGATGATGGTAATAACAGAGGTCCAGTACCTGATAGTCTAGTCCGCAAGAACAAAGTTCACGGTCCAAAAGAAGTTGACACAGAACAGAACAACAATGCAAAGGGATTTGAAGTAAATCTCAAAAACAAAAATGTTGTTATTCCAGGTGGTAACAAATGGAACGATGAAAAGCCTGGCGGCGGGAATTTCTAAGTAGAAATTCACGAAAACCACCCTACAATCACACTCACGCACAACCTATGTCTACTAATCAAAATGAAAGATCTTATTAATACAATTCTAGTTCACGTTTTTTATGCTATTGCAGATATCTCTTCAAAGCATTCAAATCGCTTTGCTTATAGAATCTATAAATGGTCAATAGATAATTCTCTGTACTTTGATGAAAAGCTAGATTACAAATTTTGGACAAACAACAAATAAATTTTATGAAAATATTCGAAGAGCAAATTAGCCGTAAACCTAACAACTACAAGTGGACAGACGAGTTCATTGAAGCCATGCACAATGGATTTTGGACTGATAAAGAATTCTCTTTTAAGTCTGATGTTCAACAATTCAAAGTCAATCTAACAGAACAGGAAAGAGAGATCATCATTCGTACTCTTTCTGCGATTGGTCAGATTGAAATTGCAGTTAAAACATTCTGGGCAAAGCTTGGTGAAAACCTTCCTCAGCCTTGCTTTCAGGATCTTGGTTATGTAATGGCTAACACAGAGGTTATTCACAACAATGCTTACGAAAGGCTTCTTGTTGTCCTTGGATTGGAAGATATTTTTGAAGAAAACCTCAAGCTTGATTGGATCGAAGGTAGAGTCAAGTATCTCCGTAAGTATACTCATAAGTTCTACAAAGATTCAAAGAAGCAGTACCTTTATGCTATCATTCTCTTTACACTCTTTGTTGAAAACGTCTCGCTCTTTAGTCAATTCTATGTAATCAATTGGTTTGCACGCTTTAAGAATGTTCTTAAAGATACGGATCAACAAGTCAAATATACACGTAATGAAGAAAACATTCACGGTATTGTTGGTACAAAGATCATTAATACGATCAGAGAAGAATATCCCGAGCTCTTTGATAAGGAGCTCGAAGAACGTATTCTCCACGAAGCTCAAGAAGCTTATAAGTCCGAAGCCAAGATTGTTGACTGGATGGTCAATGGAGTAAAGGAAGAAGGTTTGTCAGCTCCAGTTCTCAAAGAGTTCATCAAAGACAGAATCAATGAATCTCTCAAAGGAATTGGATTTCCAACAGCTTTTGAAGTTGATAAGCAAATTTTATCTAGTACAATGTGGTTTTCCGAAGAGTTATGGGGAAACAATATGTCCGACTTTTTTTCGAGTAGGCCAGTCGAGTACGCAAAAAAGAACCAATCGTTTTCTGAAGACGATTTGTTTTAAAGATTCCTTATATTCTATAGGTCGTGTAGTATAAATAAAGATATGAAAAAACCATATTTTTATATTATAAAATATATTCCTAGTCAGACATATTATGCAGGATGTAAGATAAATTTAAAAGCTGATTCCTCCAATTTTATGACAGAAAAAGGTTATCAAACTACATCGAAAGTCATTGAAGAACTAATCCAAAAAAATGGATTACACACTTTTGAAATAATAAAAATAAAACACTTTGAAACGCCAGAAGAAGCACTATTGTATGAAACAAAGTTTTTATTAAAAGTAAATGCAGCAGAAAACGTAAGATTTTTTAATAAACACAACGGTGGTAAAAACTTTGTAAACAAAGGTGGATATAAACTATCAGAATCCACAAAACAAAAGATGAGAAAGCCAAAGACCAAAGAAACGATCGAAAAACAAAATCGAGAAAAGAGGACAAGGAACAAAGAAGTATATAAGAAAGCATATGCGACCAGAAAACAAAGATACTCTACATGGCATACAGCAGAACAAATAGAACAAATAAAGCAACGCAATGCTGTTTATTGGACAGACGAAAACAGAAAAACTCATTCCGAAAAAATGAAAGAGGTCCATAAGTTGAACCCTATAAGTGAAGAAACTAGACAAAAACATAGAGAGAAAAGTAAAGGAGCCAACAATGGAATGTTTGGTAAAAAACATAACCAAGAAACAAAAGAAAAAATGAAACTAGCATGGGCTAAAAGAAAACAAAGAAATATCCTTGAGTAAAGACAGATTTCAATTATAATAAATAACACAACATGACCGAACACATCCATTGGCTTAATAAAGATTCGAGGAAGTTCCTCGAACGTGGTTACCTTCTTGAAGGAGAAACTGCCGAACAACGTATCAGAGACATTGCAGACTCAGCTGAAAAGCTTCTAAAGCTTGAAGGCTTTGCTGACAAGTTTGAAAGCTATGTTCATAAAGGTTTTTATAGTTTATCTAGTCCAGTGTGGAGTAACTTTGGACGTACAAGAGGTCTTCCTATCTCTTGCTTTGGCAGCTACGTTGGAGACAACATGGATTCGATCCTTACAAAGGTCGCTGAAGTAGGAACAATGACAAAGCACGGAGGAGGTACTTCAGCTTACTTTGGAGCAGTTCGTGGAAGAGGAACTCCAATTTCATCTGGTGGAGAATCAACTGGCTCTGTTCATTTTATGGAGATGTTTGATAAGCTGATGAATGTCATCTCTCAAGGTAATGTTCGTCGTGGATCTTTTGCTGCCTATCTTCCTGTCGATCACCCTGATATTGAAGAATTTCTTCAGATTCGTTCTGAAGGTAACGATATTCAGGATCTATCAATTGGTGTCTGTATTTCTGATGAGTGGATGAAGTCCATGATTGAAGGAGATAAGGATAAGAGAAAGATCTGGGGTCTAGTTATCAAGAAGCGTTTTGAGTCTGGCTATCCTTATCTCTTCTTTAGTGATAATGCTAACAATCAAGCTCCTCAGGTTTATAAAGATAAAGGTCTCAAGATTAACAATAGCAATCTTTGTTCAGAAATTTTCTTGAGTAATAGTGAAGATGAGTCATTTGTTTGTGATCTCTCTTCTCTCAACCTTGAACGCTGGGAAGAGTGGAAAGACACAGATGCAGTTGAAACACTTGTATACTTTCTTGATGCAGTAATGACAGAATTTATTAATAAGACAGAAGGAGCAAAATATATGGAAGCTCCTAGAAAGTTCGCTATTAACCAGAGAGCACTTGGTGTAGGTGTACTTGGATGGCATTCTCTTCTTCAATCTAAGATGGTTGCTTTTGAATCAATGCAAGCAAAGTTGCTTAATGGAACTATCTGGAAGACTATCAGAGAACGAGCTGACAAGGCTTCTGAGGAACTTGCTAAGATCTTTGGAGAACCACCGTTGCTCGAAGGATACGGACGTAGAAACACTACTACATTAGCAGTGGCTCCAACTACTTCCAGTGCTTTCATTCTTGGCCAAGTATCTCCATCCATTGAGCCTGAGAATAGTTGCTACTACGTTAAGGCCTTAGCAAAAGGCAAGTTCACTTATAAGAATCCTTACCTCAAGAAACTTCTTAAAGAGAAAGGAAAAGACGATGATGATACATGGAAGGCAATTCTTGTATCGGGTGGCTCCGTACAACGTCTCGACTTTTTAGCCCAAGAAGAGAAAGACGTTTTCAAAACCTTTGGAGAAATCAGCCAGAAGGAAATTATCATTCAAGCTGCTGGTCGTCAAAAGTACATCGATCAGGGTCAGTCTTTGAATGTAATGATTCCACACGAAACTAAACCCAAGGAAGTTAGTGAGCTTATGATTTTTGCGTGGGAGCAAGGAATTAAGAGTCTATATTATCAGAGAAGTTCTAATCCTGCTCAGGAACTTGCAAGATCAATTTTAAGTTGTGCAAGTTGTGAAGCCTAAAACTCAAGTATCCCAGGATCAGAGTTTTGCTTATGAATACCGTTGATCAAATCTCAAACAAACTATCTAGTTATAGGGACAAAAACAAAGAAGTTGCGTTAGCTAGAGAAAAAAAATATAGAAGCTCTCAGAGAGCTAAAGAGCTATCAGCAATACGTTATAAACGTTGGAAAGAAAAGAATAAAGAAACTAACCTTTTGTATCAAAAACAATACGGAAAAGAAAATAGAACTAATCTTAGTTTATACCAAAAAGAATATAGAGAAAAAAATAAAGAAATTTTACGAGTTTATAGAAGAAACTATAGACAAAATAGATTAAAAACCGATCAGTTATTTAAAATACAAGATAAATTTAGATTAGCAGTATTAAACGCTTTTAAACGAATAGGAAAAAATAAAACTTTTGAGACTCAAACTCTTTTAGGGTGTTCATTTCAAGAAGCCAAAGCTCACATTGAATCTCTTTGGACAGAAGGAATGAATTGGGAAAACCATAGTATACACGGTTGGCATATAGATCACATTCGTCCTATTAGTTCATTCAAAGAACACGAATTACATTTAATGAATCATATAACTAACTTGCAACCGTTATGGGCTGCTGAAAATTATACTAAAAGTGGAAAGTTTAATGAGTAGACATTTCGTAAATGTCTATTTAAATAATACAAGAAAGGAGCAGCGTACTTTAAACTACGCATTATACACACATGACACACAGCAAAAACGCTTACGAGATTCGTCTCGACGTGCTTCAAATGGCACACAACGATGCTTGGGGAAAGTTTCATTCTCTTAATCAAAAGAGAATTGGAGATACAAACCTGAGTATCGAAGAATATGAGCAGATTATTAAGGATACGTTTCCTAAGACATCTGACATTATTTCTAGAGCAGAAGAGCTTTATGCTTTCATAGATTCAAAGTAATCTTTTGCTAAAAAATCACAAGCCTCAGAGGGAAACTTCTGAGGCTTTTTTTGTAGACTAATTTATAAACTGTGGGATAAGTATATTTGCTCTGGTGCTCAACCGAGATCGAGGCAAAACATATTAACAAACTCGCTTAACAATAAGGAGAACAAAATATGACAACAAACAACACATATACAGTAGGCAGGCTCATCCCTGCAACAGGAACTGGTTTACACCAACTACCAGCCCTGTTTAATGACAGTTGGTTCAGTGATGTATTCAAGGATATAGATAAGGCATTCGATGTTCCGAATGCAGTTTATCCCTACAACATCGTAGCAGAAACAGACCCTGAAGGTACTCCTCGTGTTTATCACATTGAGGTAGCACTAGCAGGTGTAGGTAAAGAGAATATTAACGTCAACGTGAAGGAGAATAAACTCGTCATTAACGTTAGTAAGGAAGAAGAAGAGTTTGATGAAACTGTTCAATTCCTCCGTAAGGGTATCAGTAAGAGGAAGGGACAATTGTCCTTCACACTTAGCGAGCACTCGGATATCAAAAAAATCTCATCAACATACACGGACGGTTTATTGCGAGTCAAAGTCCCTGTAAAACAACCGGAGGTCTTAAACATAGACGTTAAGGTTGACTAAGAGTTTTTCTTAGCTCTTGTGTTGAGCACCAGGAGCATTAAATACTTTTATGTTTTCTTTTAAAAAGTACTATGAGGTTCTGTCAGAAGGAGGTTATGATTCTCCTCTGACTCAAAATACGGTCATCACACCCGAAGTTGTTAAAACGGTACTTCCAAAGGTATCAAATTTTATTGATCAATTTAATCAGTTTGCTAAAGAGAATAATATCTCGACAATTAAGATGGGAGCTCCTCTTGGAAGTACAGCCCACTACGAAAAAGATAAAGCAGACAAAACTTACGGAGACTTGGATTTGCAAGTTACCGTTCCAGCTGGAGATAATAAAACGTCTTCTTCATTGCAGACTTCCTGGTGGAAACTTATAGATGATTTCATTAAAGCTAAACAGCCACAAGGTATTGTAGCAAATAAGCCTGGACATCCTCTTTTTCAGATTGGAGAAAACGACTACGTACAAGTAGATTTAATCATTCATCCTGAACCATTAGCTGAATGGGGCAAATGGAGAACGACTCCTCAGCAAGGACTGAAAGGTCTTTTGTATGGTAATATGTTCAGTGTTCTTGGAGAACTTCTCAATATGAGTATTCAGCATGCTGGAGTTCAGTATAAACTCAAAGACAATAGTAGATTACCTTTTGGTTCTACGAGAGGAATCTACGAACTAAAAACAGTTACTACAAACATTAAGACATTTATTCTTGATGTCTTTAAGCATGAAGCAGTTGTAAATCAAAAAGAAGAAGCAAAGCCTTCCAACGAATTAATTTCTAATCCTGGTGTACTCGCAAACAAGGCAGAAGAGGTTACGATTGATCATCTTGTAAAAGGACTTCACGGTCTAGTAACAAGTTTTGAACAGAACGATATGTTTGGTAAAGGTACACTTCAAGCATATCCAGACAAAGAAGCTTTCTTAAACAAGTTCTTTTCTCTTTACAAAGAGAAAGTTGATATCAATCTTGGAAGCTCAAAGAGAGATAAAGCTTCTGAAGAAAAAGCTAACAAAGACAAACAAACAATTATGTCTGGTTTCAATCTTGTAAAAGATAAGCTACAAGATGTAGTAGGTCATGAGCTTCCTGGCTACAGCATATAATTAACTCTGTGAACTTCAAACAGTTTTTTCTAAACGAAGAAAAGAAATATAGTAAAGCTAAAGCTGAATATGTAGCTCATCCTGTTGATGGTCAAATTTGTAAGCATTGTACTATGTGGAGAGAGCCAAATAAGTGCACAGCAGTGAACGGTTATATCGATCCAAACGGTTGGTGCAAGTGGTACAAACGCTCGCATCACAAAGCCTAGTACGTTCAAAACTCTGTTTTTTTGATAAGTATTTGAATGGAAAACACCACCTGGAATCTCTGGAGAGATTTCTGTAAACAAACAAATAGAGAATATCAGTGGGGTAACAAAGTCATTCATTTGTTAAATTCGTTAGAATTGTTACCTGCAAAAACTATCCTTGATGTAGGTTGTGGAACAGCTGAATTTACTTGCTGTTTCAAATCTCAATGTGAAACACTTTTAGCTTTGGATAATGACGATTATAGAACAGCTTGCGATTTACATTTTTATAATACAGGTTTTGAAAATTACAGAGGACCATCTCCTGATATTATTTTCTTCAAGCAATCGTTTCATTTAATACCAGATGTATGGAAAGTTCTTGAGAAGTATCCTCATTCAACAATTGTTATTCTTCAAGCTCCAAAACCTTCTTGGGAATCAAGCGAAGAGAGATGGAGTAATTCTCCTCTATGCATTAAAGCTATTGAAGATACATTTAAAGAGCTAGGTAGAGAAACTCATTCATACAAAGAAACTTTAGAGTTTCCTTTGAAAACTTCTTTTTATAAAGAACTAATACTAGGAGGTTTTACATCTCATCTGCGAAAATTTACTTTAGAACAGAGACTAGAAATTTGGGAGTCTTTTCATATAACTCACGACGAAATCTTGTATAAGGACGACTTAGGTATTCTAATAGTTAAATAATACACCAATCAAAAGTCTTTATGGTTATTAATAAAGTATTTTTAAATAAATACTTTCATGACGTCACCCGATCACAATAAAGAATGCTGGTCGGCTTT